GGCTGGGGATGACCATCGGAGACTGCGCGGACTACGCCGGCGTGGCCGCCTCGACCGTCCGGCTCTGGAAGCAGACCGCCGAGAAGGACGAGGAGGACGGGATCAAGTCCGTGTTCACGGAGTTCGTCAACGAGGTGAAGCGCGCCCGCGCCGGGATGCTCTCCCGTAACCTCGCGACCGTCGAGAAGGCCCGCCAGACAGGGGACTGGAAGGCGGCGAGCTGGATTCTAGAGCGCCACGGCTACCACCGGAAGCACGAGGTCGAGGGCGAGATGACCGCCACGCTGACCTACGTCATCGACGAACAGGACCTCGGGGCTTGAGATGGCGCGCCGAAAGCTCCCGGAGATCCTCGTCGAGTGCGCCGCGTGCGGCGACGATATCACGATCTCTTCCTGCCTGAGGCTGGGCGACTCGCACGCCGATGTCTGCCCGGCTCGCCCGGTCCTTCTCCGCCTCGACTCCGACGGGAATGGGCGCTGGGTGCCCGTGATCCAGTCCCATCAGCTCCTCACCGACCATGATCGCGCCCGAATCCGGAAGCAGATCGCTGAGATGGTGGCCGAACATCAGCGTCGGGCCTGACCATGGCTGAGGAAGCCGGATTCGCGAAGAATCCGCGTCAGCGAGAGGCGATCCAGCTTCTCAACGACTACACCCACACGATGCTCTACGGGGGCTCCCGGTCGGGGAAGACCTTCATCATCATTCGGAACATCGTGCTGCGCGCCCTGCGCTACCCCTCCCGGCATCTCGTCATCCGCCTCCGGAATATCCACGTCAATATCTCGATCGTGCAGGACACCTTCCCGAAGGTGATGAAGATCTGCTTCCCCGAGATCCCCTACACCCTGAACAAGTCGATGCTCTACGCCGAACTCCCGGCGCCGGGCGGGAAGACCAGCCAGATCTGGTTCGCCGGCACCGACGACCCGGCCCGCGTCGAGCGCGTGCTGGGCAACGAGTATTCGACGATCTTCGCGAACGAGGTCTCCCAGATCGCGTGGGAGACGATCCTCGTGATGTGGACCCGGCTCGCCGAGAACGTCGGGCTCGACCTCAAGTTCTACTACGACTGTAACCCGCCCAACATGAAGCACTGGGCCTACACGATGTTCTTCAAGGGCCAGGACCCGAGGGGCCAGCCGATCATGGTGCCCGAGGACCTGAACAACCTCGACGGCCCGATGGTCCCGATCCAGACGGCCAATCTCCTGATGAACCCGACGGACAACCCGCACCTCTCGCCCCAGTACCTCGCGATCCTCCACTCCCTGCCCGAGCGCCAGCGGGCGCGCTTCCTCAAGGGCGTGTTCATGGCCGACATCGAGGGCGCGCTCTGGGACTTCGACATGATGACCGCCGCGAAGGTCCGGCCGTTCAACCCGGAGGTCCGCGAGACCGTGATCGCGGTCGACCCCTCGGTCTCCAGCCATGAGGACGCCGACGAGTGCGGGATCGTCGTCTGCTCGAAGAGCGTCGACGGCTCCGGGGTGGTCGAGAAGGACCTGACCAAGCAGCTCAAGCCGGCCGACTGGGCCGCCAGGGTGGTGGATGCGTACCACGAGTTCGAGGCGAACTGCGTCATCGCCGAGGTCAATCAGGGCGGCGATATGGTCGAGGACATGATCCACAACGTCCCGGGCGGCGAGCACATCGTCGTGAAGAAGGTCCACGGGAAGAAGTCCAAGTATGCCCGCGCCGAGCCCGTGGCACAGCTCTACGCCCAGGGAGACATCTCCCACGCCGAGGAGATGCCCGAGCTGGAAGAGGAATTGACGACCTACGTCCCTCGGGATGCTACCTATTCACCGAACCGCCTCGATGCCCTCGTGTACGGTCTGACCTACCTTTGCATCAACGAGACGGACTCCTTCGGCATCGGGTGAGGAAACAGCATGGCATTTCGAGATTGGCTGGGCGTCAAGGCCTACTCCCCGGGCTCCCTGAGCGGCCCCCAGACGAGCCGACCGCTCTCCGGGGCCTACGGGTCCCCGGTCGAGCGCAAGTCCTTCGCCCTGGGCCTCAACGACGCCCTGGCATCGGTTCTGGCAATCAGCGAGCCCGGAGTCGCCCACACGGCGAATCAGGCGATGCGGATGTATCGGCGGACGACCTCGGTATCGGTCCCGGTCAACATGATCGCCGAGCCCTTCTCCGAGCTTCACCCGATCCTTGAGAACATGGAAACCGGCGAGCAGGACCGGGCGCACGAGGTCCTCGATCTCCTCCGCCGCCCCCACGAGGCCTTCTCCCGGCAGCTCTTCTTCGAGGCGGTCGGCAAGTATTACCTCGTGACCGGCGAGGCCTCGGTCGTGGCCCTCGGGACCCCGTCCCGGCCCCCGGTCGCTCTCGTCCCGGTGAGCCCGGTCAACGTCGACGCCACGCAGGACGACTCGACCGGGATGCCCGCCTTCTGGCGGATCGACGGCCCGACCCTGAGCGGGATCTACAAGCCCGACATCCGGGCCGGCCAGCGCCGCTTCATGAACTCGACCCTGCGCGAACTCCGCGTGATCCGGAACTTCTCGACCCGAGACAACTCGCTGCTCCGCGGTCAGTCCCCGCTGGTCTCCGCCGCGCGCGACGTCCGGCAGCAGATCCAGGGCGACGACTACAACATCAGCCTGCTCGAAAAGGGCGGGCGCACGACCCTGATGTTCCAGTTCACGAACTCGCTGGACCCCGACACCTTCGAGGAGCGGAAGCAGGAGATCCTCCGGCAGTTCACCGGCCCCCAGCAAGCAGGGAAGCCGATCATCACCCACGGCGGGCAGCTCGACATCAAGGACGCCTCGGGAACCCCGCGCGATATGGAGTTCGCCGACCTCCGCCGCTCGACCGCCGACCGGATCTGGGCGACCTACAAGGTCCCGCTCGTGCTCAACTCCACGGACGCCGCGACCTTCTCGAACATGGACGCTGCCATCCTGATGCTCTGGAACGATGCCATCATCCCCCTGGCGAACCGGATCTTCGGCGAGCTGGGCGAATGGCTCCTCCCCCGCTTCGGGCTCGACCCGGCGGTATGGCGCATCACGGGCGACTATGACAAGGTCGACGCCCTGAAGACGAACCGCGTCAATCAGCTTCAGGCCCGCGTGGACCTCGGGCTTGAGACGATCGACGAACTCCGCGAGGGAATCCCTGGCCGCGAGAACGTCGAGGGCGGAGACGAGCTGCTGGTCTCGGGCGCTCTCACGCCGCTGTCCCAGCTCGCCGCGAAGCTCGAACTCGACGAGTCGCTGGTTGGCGACTCCCCGATGGCGCCCGGCGCCCCAGGCGAGGACCCGGACGGCGATATGGACGACGACGAGGCCGACGAGGAACTCGACGACGAGGAAGAGGCCGAGGGCTGATGCCTCAGTCCAACGACACAAAGGCCGCCTTCGGTGAGCTTCTCGTCGCGAACCTGACGCCCCAGGTCCAGCTCACGTTCGTCTACAACATCAACCCGAAGATTATGAGCACGCAGGTCGTCGGCTCCGGGACCGTGACGACCGCCAACTCCCTGCTCTCGGTCTCGACCGGGACCGACTCGAACGGGCACGGCCACCTCGAATCGAACCGGATTCTCCGGTACGGCGCCGGGCAGGGCGGGCTCGCTCGCTTCACCGCGATCTTCACGCAGGGGGTCGCCGACTCGACTCAGATCATCGGCATCGGGGATGACCTCGATGGCTTCTTCGTGGGCTACGACGGGACCGAGTTCGGCGTGCTGCGCCGAAGCGCCGGCGTGGATCACTGGACCTACGTCGACGACTTCGACCCGCCGACCCGGCCGTCATTCTCTTCGAGCCCGGGGCTCTACCGCTGGCCGCTCGACCCGACCAAGGGGAACGTCTACGAGATCCGCTATCAGTGGCTTGGCTTCGGGATGATCGTCTTCTCGGCCGAGGACCCGAACTCCGGCGAGTTCCGACCCTTCCATGCCATCCGGTACGCGAATACGGCCGTTGTCCCGACCATCCAGAACCCGATGCTCCCGCTCGCCGTGCTGGCGACGAACGCCGGCAACACCTCGGACGTCGTCGTCAAGACCGCCTCGATGATGGGTGCGATCGAGGGTATCCCGAATGACGTCGGAACCCTGACCACGGCAGACGGGACTCACGCAGCGACGACGACCGAGGAGCTGATCCTGACACTCAGGGCGAAGGACACCTTCCAGGGGATCAGGAACCGGGTCGAGTCGATCCTCCAGAACGTCGCGCTCTCGCTCGACACCGGGGGGCAGCACCAGTTCCGGGTCTACTTCGGTGCCGTCCCGACTGGACCGAGCTACGCGGACATCGACTCGGCGACCTCGACGCTCGAACTCGACACGACGGCGACTGCCTTCACGGGCGGTAGCTTGGTCTTCGAGGGCTTCGTCAATTCGACCAGCCTTCAGAGCTTCGACGT